TGGATTAAGGATGAGTTCTATTTCATAGTTCATTGGAGAAGATATGCAATTTATGAGAAATATGTTTATGAAGATGGTGATTTTGATTGGAATGTAGAGGACATGGGTGAATCTCAACCCGATAGATATTACTATAAAGATGGTAAGATAGAGTATGATTGGACAACTCCTATGGAGGAGGATGAATATGAGTAAAAATAAAGACAGGGATGAGATGCTTCGCTCTCAGATTAATGACATAATTGAAGGAGAGATTCAGAATGGAATCAATGATTATCTTGAAGAGAAGGAGGAGAAACAAAGTACACAGGGATTGGGTTTTGTGAGTCAAGATAAATCAGGTAAATTGAATGTTAAGGTGTCTAAGAATGAAGTGGATAAGATTCTTAAAGAGTATAAAAGGATTAAGAAAAGTCAACAATCCAATATAGGCCAGGTAAAGAAGATGGGCTTAGTTGATAAATATGGAAAACCTTTATGATAAATGACTGAAAAGATTGATACTCAAGGGATGAGTGGTCCTGCTATTCCTGGTTGCAGTGATAACATTTATCCCCATGATGAAAATGGAGAACCAATTCTACCTCGTGCTATTATCCGTCCCAATAGATTACATACTCCTCAAATGGTTAAGGAGTTGAAGATACTTATTAATGAAGTATTAGATGAGAGAGATGGTAAACGAGGTAAATCCTACTTTGATACTGAACACTTTAAACATAGTGTAGATGAAGAAGAACCACCTTATGAGAGATGGGAATGAGTAAAACTCATAGTTACAAGAATCCTTCTAAGGCAAGACATGATCTTGCTAAAGTAGAAGCACAAGCTACTGAGGGTAAGAAGTATTATGATGAACAGGGGTGGGAGATTTTACCACCTATCTCTGATAGAGAGTGTATCTTCCGTTGTTTGGAGAACTGTCAAGCACTTGCTGGACTTGATAAAAAACAAGTACAAAGATTGATGGAAGACTTTAGTACAATGAAAACTGAAAAAGTAGTAAGCGAGGAGTATCCACCATTATGAGACTTGGTGTTATGTGTTCTGGCAACGGAACCAACTTTCAAAACATACTTACAAATCCTATATGTAATACAAATGAAGTTGTCTTGATGGTACACAACACCAAACATTGTGGTGCTGTTAAGAGAGCAGCAAAATATGGTGTCCCTCATGTCAGGATACCTCATAAAGATGAAGAGAGAATGATAGAAATGTTTAAGGTATGGAGAGTTGATTTAATAGTTCTTGCAGGATATATGAGAGTGATTAAAAATCCTTCTGCTTTTCCTGCACCTATTATAAATGTTCATCCTTCTTTACTTCCAAAGTATAAAGGTCTACATGCAGTTGAACAAGCGTTAAATAGTAATGATGATGTTACTGGATGTACAGTCCATTATGTTAATGAGGAATTGGATGGAGGTGAAATAATTCTTCAAGGTAAGGTTCCTATTTTACCTGAAGATGATATAGTGTCATTAACAAAAGCAATTCAAAGACAAGAGTATTCAATTTTACCACTGGCAATAGAACATGTTAAGCACAAATTACAGAAACAGGATAGTTGACATTTGTTGTCGTATAATATCCACTGATGGTGAAGTTAGTTTGGATGATAGAATCTGGATGAATAAATTATGTGAGAATAATCGTCAAGCAAAAGACTTAGCAACCAGTATGTTATGTCCTGATGTGATGGGTGATGATGTAATTTATAATTAAAAATGACCTTGTATTTAGGGTTATAAATAATTGCGTTCATATGTTATTTGGTCATTTCTATGAACTCTATATCATAGTGACCCTACTGCTAGTGTAGTAGGGTCTTTTTGCGTGTATAAATAAAGGTTAGACCAAATAACATATGAAAAATCATGTTAAAAACAGAGCCTTCAAAGGGGCAGACACTAACATTGTGTCAAATAATAGAAGAAAATTTTAAGGGTGATCCTAAGATCCAAGAAGCAGTTGGGAAACTGAAGAGTAAGGCATACAAATGGTATAGGAGGGACAATTTAGAAACTGTATCGTAAGTTACAAAACTACTTGCATATATAGTATACCTGTGTTAGTATTAACACAATCGTTCAACCTCATAGGAGGTCGCAAGTAAGCCGACACGGAACGGATCGTTCATCCCCAAGGGGGACGCAAATGCCGACTGAAGGAACGGGGCAAAAATCCCTACTACTTTGGAGAAAGCCAATGGCAAAAGTCACTTACCGTGGACACGAGTACGATACTGAAGAGTATCGTCAGGCTCTTATAGAAGAGCACAACAAGAATAGAAACTACGATCTAATGTATCGTGGTCTCAAAGTTTCTAAGAAACTGGCTGTTGTGTAGTCCAGAACACATAACTTAAAGCAGGGGTTTACGCCCCTGCTTTTTTAATATATAATCTAAATGGAGATTATCTATGGCACTTCACATGAGAGAACAATTAATTAGAGCAGTATTAGCTCATGCACATGGAGAGATTGAAAAACATAAAGCAAATGTCAATGTATATCTTGAGCATCCAGCAGGTATAGGAGAACATTCAGATATTACAGAAGCAATTCAATGCGAGATAGATAAGATTGCAAGATATCATGACCAAGTAGAAGTTATAGAAAGGTATTTTGCTGCTAAGAGATAATGGATAGAGAAAAATTGAAACTTATTGTAAAGAATCTCAAGTTACTTGTAGATTCTTTAGAGTCTGAAGTGTATTCAGATACTGAAGCATATAAGTATGAAACATATCAACAGATAAGTCCACCAATTGATGATTATGATGAGGTCTTTGATGACGAAGATTAAATTAGTAAGTGTAACACCAGACGCTGAAAAGCATATGGCATATGTGGCTCGTGTCAGTAATCCTAATAATCAAGGTAGTGATAACTTTGCTGGTCTTCTTAGGTATTGTATTAAGCACCAGCACTGGAGTGTTTTTGAGCAAGCATTTATGACGGTAGAGATTAATACTACCAGAGGACTTGCAGCACAGATACTAAGGCATAGGTCATTTACTTTTCAAGAGTTTAGTCAGAGGTATGCTGATACTAATCTTCTTGATAGTATGATTCCTGTTCCTGAACTTCGCAGTCAGGACAGTAAGAACAGACAGAATAGTAATGATGACATACCACAGGAGAAGAAGGAAGAGTATCAAGCATTGATTGCTCGTCATTTCTCTGATGCAATGGATTTATATAATGCATTGTTGGATAAAGGTGTTGCTAAAGAGTGTGCAAGATTTGTTCTTCCACTTGCTACACCTACAAGAATCTATATGACTGGTTCTGTAAGATCATGGGTACATTATATTGACCTACGTTCTGCACATGGAACACAGAAAGAACATATGGATGTAGCAGAGGGAGTTCGTAAGATTTTTACCGAACAATTCCCTGTTGTCTCAGAAGCCCTTGAGTGGGCTAAATAATTACCCTTAATTTTTAAGTATGGCTACGTACCCCGTCGTTAATCAGCAAACTGGTGAACAGAAAGAAGTTGTTATGAGTGTCCATGATTGGGATCAATGGTGTTCTGATAACCCTGATTGGTCTCGTGATTATTCTGACCCTTCTACCATGCCTGGTGTTGGAGAAGTTGGAGAATGGAAAGATAAGTTACTCAATAAAAACCCTGGATGGGGTGAGGTTCTAAAGAAAGCTGAGAAGTCTGGTGGTATTTCTGGAAGACTTGCCAGAACCAGAAATGTTGGTACAACACAGGGGAACGGTTAGTATGCCAAGAAAGAAAAAAACTAACGATCAACCAATAGGGGTTGGATTAACAGCTAAGCAGATGAAAAGAAAGAAACCTATAAACACAGATTTTTTAAGAGACATTGATCCTCTTACAGAAAATCAACAACTCTTATTTAATGCGTATGAAAGTGGAAAGAATCTTGTTGCATATGGTGCAGCAGGTACTGGTAAGACATTTATTACATTATATAATGCTCTTAAGGATGTATTAGATCCTCATAGTCCTTGTGAGAAAATTTATATTGTAAGGTCATTGGTTGCTACAAGAGAGATTGGATTCTTACCTGGCGACCATGATGATAAGTCATTGCTTTATCAGATTCCTTACAAGCATATGGTAAAGTATATGTTTGAGATGCCAAGTGAAGCAGACTTTGAAATGCTTTATGGAAATCTTAAGACTCAAGGAACAATTGACTTCTGGAGTACCTCATTCATTCGTGGTACTACATTTGACAATGCTATTATTATTGTGGATGAATTCCAGAACTTGAATTTTCATGAGTTAGATAGTATAATAACAAGGGTAGGAGAGAACACCAAGATTATGTTCTGTGGTGATGCAACTCAGACTGACCTTGTAAAGCAGAATGAAAGAAATGGTATTGCTGATTTCATGAGAATACTTAGACTCATGCCATCAGTTGACATCATAGAATTCGGTGTCGAAGACATAGTTCGTTCTGGTTTGTGTAAAGAATACTTACTATCAAAACT